CACTATATAAATTAAGAGATTTGTGGAATTCGAGACACCCTGACGTCAAAATTAACACAAATGATACAAAAGAAATACATAGACGGTTGACAGAATATTTAAGTGATGTGTGTAATAAGGAGTCGTGTTGGATAAAGCAACAAAAAGAATTTGGTAAATTGAGTAGTGAGATGACGGATTCTTTTGCTCCTATATCACCCGAAGAATGGAAAAAGAACCCGAATGAGTGGTTATCAAGTGTCGACATAATGAAAGTAATGAAACAATACGAAAAAGCATTTAAATGTTTTGATTTTATTGGTCCAACACCAATTGATTTTGATACGAGAAAAATGTATGGTGAATGCGTCTGGGAAGAATTGTGTAATTTTAATTTAGCGCAACAAATCAAAGATGGTAAGACCAAAATCGGTATTATATTTAATACAGACACACACGATAAACCGGGCCAACATTGGATATCAATGTTTATTAATATAAAGAAAAAGCATATATTTTTCTTTGACAGCACCGGTGATGAACCACAGCCGGAAATAATGACATTTGTAAACAGAATAAAAGAACAAGGGTTGGCATTAGACAAAAAAATCGTGTTTAAATATGATAGTAATGAAGGCGTTGAACATCAATATGGTAATACAGAATGTGGTATTTATTCGTTATTTTTTATAGTTCATATGCTTGAAGACAAAATGACGGAACACTATTTAAAAACTCATATATTGAAGGACGAGTATATGCAAAAATTCAGAAAGATATATTTTAATGACAGTTTGTAAAAAATTATAAGAAACATTATAAAAAGTAAGAAAATTATATAAACAGATTTTTATATAATTTATATATTAAATAAAATGAATACAAAAAATTTTTTAAATAACGAAAATGTCAAGGTTCTATGGGACGTAGTAATCGATGAAGATATTATAAAAAGACAATCGAGAGAGTTCCACGAAAATATTCTTAAATTATTTAGAAGTAATCTCAAAGGCTTTTATGATGTTGAAAGCCAAAAAACAACCAATTTGGTAGATATGAACAAGAAATATATTTTGTTGATTTTGAATTATGCGAATAAACAAATAGCGCAAATAGCGCAAAATGTAAAACCTGAATACAGAAAAATTAAAATATTAGATGAACTGCCTCAAAAAAAGGTGAATGAATTGATAACATATGAAGAAATACAAAATGATAAACGCAGTCAATTTGATAAGGATTTAAATCGGAGACAAGAGGAATTTAGTAATTCGATGGCATTACCAGTGCCGCCGGTGCCAAAATTTAGTGATAATTTAGAGGATGGTCCTATTACTGAAATAGAAAAAGCGATTAAAGAATTGACATCGCTGCGGAATTATGATGTGGAACAAATCAGTAAAACCAATAATAGCAATTTGAATTCCAATACAAATACAGATAATTGGTTAAAACCTCAAGAGACATCGGTGAAATCAGATAAACTGACACCACGAACCCAAACCCAACCTAGTAATAATAGTAATAATAGACTAAAATATATTAAAATTGATAATGACAATGTTGAAAATCAAGTTATTACTTTGAATAAGAGAGAAAATGTTACTAGTCCAAGGAAAAGTGTAACATGGGATTTAAACCCTTATAATTATTCAAACGAAATAAACGAAGTAAACGAAGTATCTAACGAAGTAAGGTTAACAATGGAGGAAATTGTTAATGATGATAATGAAGAAGATGAAGAAAATGCAAATATATTTAAACTGTTGAAAAAAATAGATAAAAAGGATACAAATGATAAAAGTGTTACAAACGATAATAAGATAGCAATTCTTCAAAACGAGGTTAAATCATTAAATAGCAAACTAGACCTTATTTTGGAGTTGCTAAAAAATAAAAATTAACATTTACACCTTTTATCATTTAAAATGCCCATTTTATGCATCTTCAAATTCATAAACTGCTTTCATCATTTCAACTAATTCTTTTATAGTATTTTTTAATTCAGTAATTTCATTTTGCATTTTTATCACATCTTGTTTTAATTCTATATAGTCACATTTATTGATGCTAATAAATATATTATCAACTTCTTTATTTTTTCTTATTTTTTTCTCTGTTACATCTGCTGTTTCAGGTTTCCTTTTATATTTATCTTTATTATTAGACACTATATCTTTATAAAAATCACTATTTTTATAAATCATATATCCTCTTGCTGATATACGATTTGGTATATAATTATGTTTAATTAATCTGCTAATTATTCCACCAGGTGCTCTATTATGAATTTCAGATATATCCATTATATTAAGCATCTCTTCGTTATATAATTTATTTAGTTGTAAATCTTCTTCTGGTGTCCATGGTTCTCCAGCATTTTTAAATACAATTTCTGTTTCCATAATATGTCTTATTTATTGAAAATAATTTTAAACTATTTTCAATTTTATTATAATTTATAAATAATGAGCATTTCAAATGAGAAAATGTGTAAAAATAAAATTAATATATTAGAAATTTTATTTTTCTTATACAACCAATTGTTTGAATACATCTTCGCCAGCATCATTCTTCTCCAATGTTCCGATTTGCAAAGGTATTATTGTCGGATCCAGCAACGCTGCTTCATAACTTGATTTGTCATAAATATTTAATACTTTCTTACTTATTCTACGATACACATAATCAACACCATTGAGACGAATTGGTTTACCAGTCCATTGTATCATTTCTTTATTTGATTGCACAGTCGTATCATTTTGCTGATCCGAATAATCCGGAACATACGAAAATTTGTCTTTTGTCGGGTCTCCAAAATTAACGCATTTGCCATTAGAATATATGTAACAATCAAATGATGATTCTTTAACCGCATCAGTAAGTTGAGCAGTTAAATTTGATTTAATTTCCGAAATCTCGTATAAATATTGGTCACTTGTCATTGGCACGTGCGGTTCTGATTTACTCAAATCCTTTCTTTTTAATTCAATCGCATCATCCGATTTAAGTTGTTCGGGTGTAAAAGTCATCAAATAAACAAATACTTCGACTGTTTGTAACGCTAGTGGAAGTGCTTTGTGACTACATATACGTCGCGCACGACCGATAACTTGTTCTAAACGCACTGGATGCCAATAAGGTTCCATAATATGGACGTAACGCGTATTGCGCAAATTAATACCTTCGGAACCAGACGACGTAATCATAAAGACCTTGATTATTTCACCCATATTGTTATTTTTAGCAATTTTATTCAATTCGATTGAAATGCTTTCTGGGATTTGATCCCATTCTCCGTTATAAATATGTCTCAACATTTCCTTTTCTTCACTCGTTTCGGTTCCTGTGTAAAGCGCGTAAGTAGGTTTTCCTCGATTGACTTCATCAATGTCTATAGACCAAACACCATTTGAATTTTTCTTAATTTTAAAACGCGTATATCCGTTTTTGTCCAATACTAAACTGAAAATACCGATCCCTTCCATAGTTCTAAACTGACTATAAACAAGATGTAAACCTTGATAATTCGGGTCCTGTATATTTTCAAGGGCATGTAAAAATTTGGGACTATATGTTTGTAACGCTTCATGTGTCAAAAAATCATTTGAATGTTCTTCAATATATTTCAGCGCTCTGTCTAGTCTCTCTTTGTAATCAATTCCACCAATCATTTCAAGGATTTGGTCACCTTCTACTTCGCCTTCTTGTTCATCAATTACATCTTGTTTGGCTTCTTCTTTTCTAGCTTGTTTAAGTAATTCAGATAATTCAGATGCTGCTTCTTCTTTACCTTCTGTTTTACCTTCTTCTTTACCTTCTGTTTTACCTTCTTCTTTACCTTCTGGTTTACCTTCTGTTAATTCTTTTTTATTTCTTAAAGGGATCGGTCTATCAGGCATCACAAAATTACAATATAAACGCGAGAAAATACGATATGTTGATGATGATTCTTCATATAATTCACCAACAGTTTGTTTAGGTTTTTTTTTCTCTGATTTTCTCTCTTCGTGACGCGCCGTTTCATAAATACCAAACTGGAAATTACTCATCGGTATTCTTACAATATGATAATCAACACCCAATGTTTTGTTGTATCTTGGCAATAAATTTTCCTGAGCACTTCTAAAGTAGGATGATAAACCAACAATACGTCTTTTAAGGGCGTCAATATTTTTGATTTTTTTTGTTAGCGGGTCAATATACTGCGACTCAAATAAATCAAATGTATCCGGCAACGCCTTCTTATTTTTAATATCTATTCCTTGTGGAACAACACTAATGCCATTTCTATCCAAAATATTTATAATTCTTCTCTCGAAATCATCGTCGCTTACATATTCATTATCTATAACAGTTTCACCTTTTTCACCTTTCTTGGCATTTGTTACACCTTGATATCCCGATTCAGTTTTAATCTTGTTAGAAAAACCAAAAGGATTTCTAGTAATTGTTAATACGTTACTCGATGGCGAATAATCCAAATAATCCATTGATTTTACACCTAACAACATTTCCTGAAGAGCAACCTTATCGATTTTCACATTCTTATTTTTTTGCTTACTTTCTTGCACATTAATGGTTATTTTCCATGTTTTAATGTACCCACGTAAAATATTAAAAAGTATTCCAAATTCGTTAGGATAATTGATAACAGGTGTTCCTGTTAAAAGGATAATTCTTGCGTTTTTGGCGCTCATTAAAAATTCGTATAATTTAGTCGATAAATTCAACGGCAAATGTTCCTTCTCTCCTTTCTTATTTTCTACAATTTGTTTTTCCTTTTTAATCTTGTTAACAATGCGACTTATCAAATTGTGTGCTTCATCTATTACTACAACCGATTCGTCAAAAAGATTACGCGTAAAATTATTTGTAAGTTCTTGTAATTTTTTTGCTCTTAACCCATTATAATTTATAAATGTGTATTTACTTTTGATCATCTCATTCAATTGTGCTTCCAACGTTTGTTTATCAATGTCGCTTAAATCATCGTAATTTGACTTTTTGGTAACATTAATGAACCATGCGCCGTGGTGTCGTCTTATAAAATCCAATGGCAAATTTAAGATTGCCGACATGGGTGTGGCAGCTTCTGGGTTTGTATCAGTTGAGATCCACTCCCAATATTGGTTTCGCTTGTATAATAAATCACCGCATTTTTTGAGTTCTTCAATGTAGTTGGCGCGTAAAGAAGCGGGTGTCATAACTATAATGCGTTTTGCGTCTTTCATACCTTCGGAAATAGCGATCGATGTACACGTTTTACCTGAACCTAAACCGTGATATAAAAGTAGACCTCTATAAGGTGTATATAAGTTCATATAGTCTCGAACTATCTTTTGATGAGTTAATAG